TGTTTTAAAAGGATACTTAGCTAAGTAAACAGCAGAGTCAGCTATCATAGCATACAATCCACCCAGTGGTGTCAACAGAAGCACAGGCTTATCGGTACCCCATACTGAAGCAATTCTTTTTCCTTGTTCTGCCATATCAACTAAGTGAGACAATGAGTCTAACCGTCCATACTGTGAACCAGTCATACCAATCAAATCGCCTTCGGATTCATAGATCCAAGAATCCGATTCTAGATTAACTATATTATTAAAAAAATCTAATACAGTAATTTTAGTACTAGGCGATCTAGTGACAACTTCGTGTAGAATGGGGTATTGAGCATACTTTGTTTCTGACATGTAATTTTCTGCAGCCATATCTTTATCATTCCATTGCCAATTATTGAGGCCAGACTCTGGTATTAATGCAATTACTTCGTCTACATGTATGTTATTGTTCAAAAAAGTCCTAATAACATTGTTACTATCTGCTCCACCACTAAGAAAAACAATTACATAATCATACGCATTTCTGATCTGTTCTGCTCTAATCTTATAAAGTGCATCTAATGATAACTCCGGTTCTACTAACCAATTTACTTTCTGAAATATGTCATCAAAAAAATACCACACTACTTCAGTACCAGTTTTTTGTGCCTCTAATATCGCAGCCACTTTATTAGTACCGTATGATACCCCATTAACTGCATAATACCCCAATTCTGTTTTCATATTTCTTTTAATGCCTCTTCTTTAAGTCTTACATAATATGCAATAGGATTGCTCAGAATTTCTTGATTTTGAGCACTTCGGTATTTCTTATAGTTATTCAATATGATTTGAATCTTCACCTCATCTAGGTCAATTATATTAGACAATGAATTTATTAACATGTTCACATCATCCTGCATCAAGTATATGAATGGAAGTTTGATACACCCATCAGTATACTCTGAGTAAGGTTTGCCTATAGTATAAGGTATTTTACCTAGTATTAATAATTCTTTATGTGGGTACAGTATTGTATTGACCAAATCAGGTTGTCTGTCAATCGGGTCTAGTAGTTTTGCTAAACCATAATATTTTAACATTCTTGAGAATGATATATACCTTACTAACTTACTATTTTTATCTAATGTCCTTACTCTAGACTCACCTAACATATTAGATAGTTCCATTCTCATGCCATGATGCCACATTCTCACGACTTCAATCCTTCTTTTCTCAGTAAGGGGATTTATAGTATTTAGGTCTAGTATATTTTTTGTAACATTAAACAGAACCACAGCAACCTTCTCCATATCAGATTCTTGCGTGATTACTAGAATCTTTGAGTTGGGGAAAAACTTTTTATATAATGGTATGTTTGTAAAATCATGTGACCAAATAATATGAGGTGTAGATACATCAGTGTATTCTGATTTTATCTTGTCTAAATAAAAATCGATTCTATCTTCTTCGCTGTTAAATGCTGATTGCTCATCCACTTCAGTACCAAATGAAAGGTAATCAGTTCCTGATATTTTACGATTAATCAACGTGTGGGCGGTTCCACTCACTCCTACATTAATAGTGTCTGTGTCGTTTTTTAAAACTTTTTCTAGTAATGATGCTATAAAGTTTCCGGATGCGCCCGGATGAAAGACGATAAAAATATGGGCTAAGTCAAATATTTGCATACCGTATTTATTCACATAACTTGTAGTGTGTGTAAATCTTCTCATTCATGCAAATACCATTATGCGTTGACCACCATGTATCTGTGTATCGTTTGGCCCCGTAATGCTTATATAACCAGTTTTCAGTAGTACTTTTACCCATTGGGAATTTGGTTATCTCATAGAATATACGATCTTCCCATGCACCATTTGAGGGAACTGTCTTTTTAAATTTTCTAAAATATATTGGTTCTGCGTCTTCTTGGTATATCGGAGAAAACGTTCCATTTATTCCTTGAGTAATTGCCATACATATCTCTTTTCTATTGATTCTTTAAACTTCTCAGCATCACTTTGCTTCTCAAATACTGCTCCAAATATTTTATAATTCTTGTACAAATAATGTGAGTATTCAGCAGTAATATTAGTGGTGTATGCAGAGTCATCAATCCATAATATAGAAGCATCAGCTTCAAAATAATTGTCTAACGTTACACCTAGTCCAACTTTATTACATTTAACCTCAGTGAATACAAATTTTAATATATCAAATGCCATGTTGTCATAATGGTTTGATGCCTGAAAGACGGGCCAGGTGACTGACCAAGTATTGTCACACAAATCGTTTAGTATAAAAGGACTGTTCATTGGTATTTCAGTAAAAATATAAGGTACTTCTTTTCGTCCATGACTTTGTACCCATCTGTTATGTTACCGTTGACCACGTTCATTTTGATTCCATAGTTTGCTTCAATGTAATCTTCAAAGTCATACGCATCAAAATCAACAGTGGCTGCATCCTGCATATATTCTCTACGCACAAGTTTTAATGCCGCCCAATAATCCCAACGTCTTTTGCGTTGTTCTATGTTAGGATCATCGTCATCGTAATCTTGAAATGGCGGTACTGTAGTCATTTGTATAGTAGTTCGAACCAAGAAGCTAGTTCTTCTTTGTAGAAAGTGAACAGTGTATATCTATCATAGAGTACACCATACCGTTCAAGATCATATTCAGGTTTATGATATGCGAAATCAAAATCGGTGCCTTGAACATAGCCTTTAGCTCGTAATTCTTTTACTATGCCCATCATAGCATCGGGCTTCATATTAGGTAATTTGATTTCAATCATGAGGAAAACTTAATCGTAAAAAAAGTGGCAAGTTTCTCATCTTCTAATGTCAACATCCATCTTTTGTTAACCATGCCAGGATCCCATTCAGCCTTGACTAACCATCCTTGTCCACCGATGCTATTGTGTAGATAATGCATACGTGGGCCTACATTCTTAGCTAGCCATTGTTCTTCTTCGCCGGTTAGTGTATTATTTCGTAATGGTATCTTTATCGTCATGTGTTAGTAAATCAAATAGTGTTGCATATTGCGTTTCTGGTTCCATGTGAAAGCCTGTACCCCACACTACCCACACTTTACGTTTGTATGCTTTCTCCAACCAGATACGTTTACCTGCAACTGTTTTGCGTGGTAAGATAGCAAAGTATTCATGCCATGGATAGCAGTCAGCACCGTCAGTTAATATGTAATAGTCCACTTTTACATTCCTGTATCGTATCAATTCAATGTTCCATCCAATACTACGTCCCCAATTTATAGCCATTTCAGTATGAACCATTCAGCGTCTTGTTTCTTTTCAAAGACAAATGTTCTACCTAACTTGGTATGTTTACCCGTGCAGTTTTCATCAATCCATAGTTCAATGTCAATTGATTCATATCTGTCTTTCAGTCGTTCTAATTCAACTTTAGTCCAACCAGTCGCTACTAACATGTCTAACATAATTTCTCTATCAATTTCTTCTGTGATGGCTCTACTCATCTCTCCTGCAATGTCTTCTACTAAGTCTGACATATATATTCTTTCATTGTGATTTCTTCATACTCACCTGCGAATGCGATTCTGAATACTTTAGCGGCTTCACTCCACTCAAACTGAATAACATCGTAGTCCAATGGTCTATCCATTTTGCTGTACACACTAGCCCACTCGACATGAAAGCGATTGAAAGATCCCTTCTCAGGATATGCTTCTGCCCACTGGTACATATCAGTAGTACACTTTTTTACTTTGAATCTGTAAGTAAAGTATGGGCGATTATTGCCGCCACCACTGTAGAAGTATTCCATCATTCCCACCGTAACAAGAACAGTGTTAAGTCTTCATCGTTGCACAAGAAGATTTCACCTTGTTCCGCAATGTTGTCTAACCAACGAGTTCGTTCAATCGCATCTTGATATCCCGCGGGGCCTAATGTTTCAATACACCAAGCACGAATCTCATCACCGTCAACTTCTCCCTTACCCTTCCAGGATACAGTGTGAATGTTTCGTTCACTACCGTAGTAGTGTTCTGTTTTATGCGTGAATGGAGTAGTCATCTGTTTAAGATTGCCCACATGTCAAGTTTATTTTTCATTTCTTCCTTCTCCTGATGTGCATTGTAACGACTACGTTCTGCGGTTTCTCTCATGTATTTTTCAGTAAGAACTTCTTGTCGCAATTGTTCAATCAACTCACTGACCTTCATCGTTTTCATTTCTTCAATTTCGTCTAGTGCTTGCTTTAGTTGTTCATTGAGATATTCTATCTCATTTTCAAGATGACTGATGTATTGACCAGGAAGATAATCATTACATGTATCTTTATCTCTAAAGGTACAGTCTGTTTGATCCATGCCCGCACGTTCAAGGTCATCTAGAATAGCACCGGGATGACGATCCATGTATGTAGCAAGTCTGACACGAACAGGGTCGTTGTCAAACTTTATCGTGTAATCAATCAATTCATTGTCTGTCATGTCATAGCCATATTAAGTTAAACCACATTGCGTCTTTATCTTCCACTTCAAAGTAGATATCATCTTGTCCTAGTTGCCACATTCCCCATTCTGTTCTATCTACATAATTCTTACAGTTCTTTTCAATCCATGTACATCGTTCGTGCCAGGTAATTGGGCAACTAATTATAATTCTCGTCATGAATGCCTCAACACAAACAACATATACAATTTTTCATCATGCCACTTGACATTATAAGCATAACCACCCTTCTTACATTTACCCAGAGTAGCATTGTACTTTTTCAATTCACTGACAAGATCCTTATCTTCTATTGTGTTTACAAAGTTACTAAAGTAAGTGTGAGGTCTCAGTGGTCTTAGATTTTCATATTGTCTGCGAATCATGACCACCTCAACACAAACCATTCATAATCTTTACTATCACGGAAGTGAATCTTCCCTTGATACTTGTGACTCCACCGACTCCACGCATCTGGCCGTTGAGGATGCGGACCAAACTGTTGACTACACCATGCAAGCACTTCGCCTTGGTGTGCCCAGGCAAAATCTGCCACATACCATTCGGCACGACTAAATTGATACTTCTTCACTTTTTTCTTCTGCTTGATTCTATTAGTAGCTAAATTACCAAAACTTATTTTCAGTTCTTGTATGTACTCTTGCTCTGGCAAGACTATCTCTTGACAAAGATTATTTTGGAACCAAGTATTCAGATAAGCATTTAGATAACTCTTGCCAGTCTGCCGGCCCGCACTATACAAAGTCATTTGACCCTGTTTGAATCCACCCTGACTTAGTTTATCCCAAAGGGCTTGTTGGTACGGCAAAGGTTCTATACCTTCAGTTACGTTTTTGATAATGTTCATTTTACCAACTTTGTTATTATGTTGAAATAGTCAATCGCTTCACATACTTTCTTCCAAGCATTGATTTCTGCTGGTAGTGGTTGCAGTGAAATATGATTGGCCGGATCGTGTTCGGGGCAAGGTGTCCAAATACTAACTCGAATTGTATGCGAATGTGGGGCCTTAGACTCTCGCCATTCTGCATAATAGTTGTCCCAGTAATACAATCCATAGCCTTCTTCGTCATCACCTAATGATGGCAATTTATAGGCCAGGTAATGCCCACTAACTTTAGGGCAAATATCTTCTTCGTGTTTCCAAATACTTGTTATCATCAGAATCTCAACTTAAACCATACACAGTCTCGCTCATATCTGAATTTTACACTAATAGTCAATACTTGTCTAGTCCAACGGCAATGTCTTTGTGGATTATCTATATTTTTGTACAGCCATAGTACTACTTCTTTATGTACTAAATCTAGTTCAGTCTGATTATGGGTAACTATATCATGAGTATGCCAAAAAGGATGGTCATCATCCCATCCCCTAGTCCAATCATAGTATTCTTTGTGCAATTTTATTGCCACCTTAGTAAAAACATCATGTAATCTTTTTCATTTTTGAAAGCAACAAATATATAATCACCTCCGCCTAAATCGTTGAATTCCCACTCCATACTAGTAGAAGGATACCTTATGACGCGGTGCATGTCCATACGACTAGTAAATGTTGCATGTTGATCCAACCAGTCATATATATCATCATTGCCGTATCTTATTCCACCCGGACCGTAATCATACAACAACTCATAGGCATAATGACTTCTATCTTCAAAACAATAAACGTACTTATAACCGCCATAGAAATCTTTTACTCTAGTTGCTCGCCATAAAATGTTAGGGTCGTTGGTGCGCCGATAATATTCCCATGACTCGTGTCCACTCTTTTCGAGCTTACGTTCGGCTCGCTTCTTACGAACCCATGCTTTGATTCTGTTTATCCGCATGTTAATTCAAACATCATTGCATCTTTTTCGTCTAAGAACCAAAACTCAATATGAGTCTTAGTGAATCTACACGTATACTTCTCTCCGGGTAATCCGAACAGTTCAATTGCAGTAGCACATGTTTCGTTCCACATGTTTATCCCGGCAGTAGTCCTTACAGTCTCATTAAAGGGTATCTTAACCCTATAGTCATGTGTGCCATCAATGCCGTTTATGAGTAGTGCCATAGTTCAGTATATAATTCAGGTATGTAATCTTTTACGTTCTTGTTTCTGTATGCATCAGACTTCTCAATAAACAGTTTACCTTTATTGATAGTTTCAATATCTAACATAGGTTCCTTGAGCATAGCAATCGCATGGTCTATCGTTGGGTGAAACTCAGTAGATATAGTATCTTTCAGTTTAGATAATTTTTCTACCCCCTGTTGTCTATACTCAACTGATGTTATTCTCATACTAGTATACATCGGATATGTAATTTTATTCAAGGCAACACCGTAATATTTGGGTAAGTTGTAGCGTGTTAACAACTGATCCCAAAACGTAAACATCTCGTCTAAGTGTATGCAATTGAACACACTAGGGGTTAGACTTAAACCTATAGATATTTTATCTTTACTTGTCAACTCTAGAAACCTGTTGAGATTGTATTCAATCTTACTCCATTTGATCGGGTATCTGATATAATCATTTTTCTCCCCGTATGCATCCATTGATACATTCAATTCTATATTTCTAAAGTTACCCCATACTTCAAGTAACGAATCATCTATACCCGTCAAATTAGTTACGTAACCCAAGTCAATGTTAGTGCTAGAGCCATTGTCAATCAACTTATGTAAGTATGACAGATGGCTGTCATTGATGGTAGGCTCGCCACCTAAGAAGGTGATCTTTTTGATATTAGTGAAGTCATTCACTAGTTCATCAACTAATTCAGAGTGTTCTAGTATAGAATCGCTTGTGCTGATAACAGGAACATCCCAAATAGTTTTCCATTCGTCTTGCCATAGACTACTAGAGCCGGGATTACATGTCATGCATTTACTGTTGCACTTGTTACCCACAGACAGGTGAACCGTATATACATCAGTAGGTTTTAGTACTGTATTGCATCTTTGTTCTGTGTTGTATGCGTTAAACATAGTTCTTAGCGAACTACCGGACACCTCCTCTGCTGTTTTACAACTGTTGCATTCAGATGGCCATATACCTGCTTTTAATTGACTACGCACCCGAATAATGTTTGCATGATTCACTCGTTCTGATAGTGATCCACTTTTGTCTTTATTAGGTAGGTAGTTAGCAGAAATAGCACAACAAGGAGTCAGTCGTCCGTTAGAGATTACATTCATGCCGGCATGCGCTAGTGAGCAATACAGCATGTCAATACCCCGCGATAGTAAGCAACTCTTTCACTTGCTTCACGTTCTCTGGCTCACGATTGAACTTGATCTTCCATTGTTCGGGGTTGATATAGTCAATAATCATATCAACTTGAGGTTCGTTCAAATTGCCTAAGAACTGTGTACCACTAGTGCTATGATACAACATCCATGGACTGATCTTTCCTGTAGTAATAGAATGACAGATCCTATTTGTGTTGCCATACCTAAGCACATCCTTGCTTAGTATGCCTGCAGTCTCAGCTAGAGTCATAGTAGTCTCGACACTTCTAGCAATAGCATCTAATGGGTCTTCAACCTTTAAGTACTCAATCAAATATTTTGTATAGGTAGTATCAGTACACCATGTATCTATCTTTATCTGATTCTTCAATAGCCAATCAGCAAATCTACTGATATTAACAGCATTGATTTCTACACAGTAGTTACCGAACTTAACGAAGGCAGTATAGTAAGCACTCTTAATGAATTCTTCATACGTTCTGTGCTTAGTGCTGGTACTGTTCTTTCTGTAAAACTGCAACCATGCTTGAAATCCTATACGGTTCCCTGCCCTATCTTTTTCAAGATACCTATGCTTATACTCACAGATATGTTTCATTATAGTTGACTCACGTGCAAACGTGCGACCACAAAACTCACATCCGTGTTGAGGCACTTCAGTTTCCGAAGTCTTTTTCGTATTCTTCAATTTCGTCATCTGTAACCAATTGGCTCAATAAATCTATGTCGCAAATCTTCATAGAAGGGAATTTAGTTGCAAGATACATCTTACGCTTATGTTCTTCTACATATGCACCCGCGAGTTCTTTCAAGTCGTTCTCGCTTACGCTAGAAGGGTAAATCTTTTTAAAGTATTCTTTGATATCTGCTGTCTTTGCAGGTTCTCTAAGTAGACTAACTTTTTCTTTAATCTGAGGGATCCAAGGATGAAATTGCTTTCCTTTGCCGGGGCTAGATGCACATAGCATCAACCATTGAAGCTTGGGATGCTTAGACACATACTCATTAAAGAAGTATTTGTTTGCATTAGAATCAGTGCTCATTACATAGTACGCTGAAAGGGCACTTGATCCTTTAAGATAACTCATGTACTTTATCATCATGAACGCCACAAACTTGCGTTGTTGTTCTTCCGATAAGGTATCAAACCAAGCATAGTCTTTTCTGTCTAATGCGTTAAGTGCATCAAACAAAGGGAAGTCTTGCTTCTCTAATTTTTCGTCTGCGGGGGTTGTTACTTTTTTAGTTGCCATTAGAATGCCTGTGAATAATCTACAATTTCACAATTACGACTAATTTCTTTTACAAAATAAACACATCTTGGTTTGGGGCCGTCATCAATTGGTACACATAAGAACTGACCATTTTTTAGTCTAGGGGCATACCAAGTAACGTCATGATATATGTCTACTATCTCAATGGGCAAGAAGCTTGGGCTAAAACTTGTTAGTGGGTTGAATTCAAATGCATTAAAACCTCTGTCATTGATGCTAGTAAGAGGTAGTGTTTCTAAGTCACCGTGTTCTTTTTCACCAATCAATATTTGCCAGTCTACCGGCATCTTGATAGTTGCATCACCGATCTTTAATACGAGCGCCGGAGCACTGAATGATTCTAAAAAGATAAGAGGGATATAATGATAGTCTACGTTTTGCGGGTTACTGTTATCTAGTATCGCAAAGCGCAAGTCATCAATCTCTTCGGGTAGTGTTTCTAAGTTGTAAAATTCGTTGTCTAAGGTTAAAATTCGCATAGTATTATTATATCACTTATAGTTTAGTTTTTCAATATCAAATGGATAATTAGCTTCTTTGTAGAATGCTTTCCTTTGAGTAAGGTGACGCTTGGCGAATTTACAATTACTAGTAATGTCCCAAATCTGCACAAAGTCCTTGTCTTCTGCTTTTCTTATACCCCGACCAATGCTCTGGATAACTCTAACAAACGACTTGCCAGGTTCCAACAGAACCAAGTTAAAAATGCGAGGAATATTAATTCCAACAGCGGCAACGCCATAAGTAGCGATAAGAATTTTGTTAGTAGCTGTCGCAACATCGTCATATTGTTCCTTACGTTCTTTCATGTCTGTGCCACCTGATACGAATATAACATCGGGTGCATCTTTAAGTACACTGAATAGTGTGCTTAATCTATTCTGTAGCTCTTTACCGGCTGCAACTCTGTCAACTAGAATCAGTGTGTTACCTGACTCTTTAACGTTGTTGATTAGTTGTGCAATCTTGTCTAAACGTTTACCGTCTTCAAGTAAGTGCTTCAATTCACTTTGGTAGTTAGTGAACTCTACGTTATCCTGCAACTGCACGATGTTAACGTGACACTGTGACAGCACTCCCATTTCTTGCAATGTGCTAGCTGACAACTTGTTGATTACGTTACCCAATGATACAATCAATGCTTTCTTTTCAAAATCAGCTTTTGGAATAGTACCAGTTAATCCCCAACGAATAGGAATATGTGACATAACACCAGTCAATAGTTCTTTCAATACATCAGCTTTAGCCATGTGTACTTCGTCAACCATTACACAGACTACACCTTCTAAGAACTCACCGATCGGCACTTCTGCTTCGTCAGATTTAGTTTTCTTCAACATGTTACCTAGACTCTGCCAAGTACAAATAGTGTGTGTCTTACCAAACTCTTTACGATCACCAAAGTATACACCAACGTCTAGACCCAAGTTAATGTAATCAGCTTCTGTCTGCACAACAAGACTCTTGTTAGGGACGATAACGATACTGCGACCATAGTCTTCGATTGATGCACTAAGTGCCGCAGTAATCAATGTCTTACCTGCACCCGTAGCAATCTCTTGTAGTGATTGCGGGTTCTGTAAGAACTCATTGATAATCTCAATTTGATAGTCACGTAGGACAACGGGCTTGCCCTCTTGTGGGTGCTTTGCAGGCCAGTTCTTATGCTTGAATGTTTCTTCTGTTACTTCTTTGAAATTGAATGTAGTCGAATACTCTCGCAAGTCTTCTAGTTCAATGTCATACCCTGCCCGATCTAGTACAGGAAGAATCTCTGGCAACAGGTTAACATACGAACTGCCACCTAAGCTAAAGTAGCTGACCTTGCCGTTCCAACGACCTAATCGGACACTTGGTAAATATCGTGCTCCTGGCTTTTCGTATTCAAATAGTTTCATCAGTGCTTTGCGCTCTGATAATTCTAATCCTTCTATCTTGACGTTAACCTCGTCACGGATTATTAGTTTGCATTGTTTCATTTTATATCTATCGGTTCTGAGTTTATCATAGTAATTAATTTTGCGATTTTTCTTTGTTCAACATCAATACTTCCTGTACGTGTAAATCGTATGAGCACTGGAAATTTAAATTGATTAATGTCTATTGGCTTATCTCTATACGTAACTATAGAGTGAGGTATGTTGTTTGTATTTAATTCATTAGCTAAGGTTTTTATTACCCTAGACAAACTGTTCCCACCGGATACATATACGTAATCACATTCTAACTCTTTTAACCACCACACTAGTTCAGTGATGTTGGCTATCTCTACCATAGGAGCATAAGACGCCGCAAACAGTTCTACGTCTGTTTTTAGTAAAGAAGGGTGAATAGAAATTCCGTATCCGGCTAGTGTAGCAAGAGTCTTTTTGTCATTCGTTAGCTTGATATCATTGATAGCATCAGCTAAATGAGAATTGATACCTGCAACCATTAAGTTACCGTTGACTGACATTAAAGTGGGGTTCCAACATGTAGTGTCAGTGTAACCTTCTAAGCTATTTAGTAATCTGATAGTCTCACTACAATGATTTACATTGTTAAAATGCTTGTAGGAAACATCTACTATCATCTTTAATGTAGTAGTACTGTATGTACCTTCATACCTTTTTAATACAGTATTCCATGTAAGAAGATTGTTCTGTGTTCTTAAGTCATTTATAAATTGTTTATTGTAGGGTGACTTAAAATAAAGCATCCCTTCTTCAATTGAAATAAACGCATCAGTGTACTGGGGTGCGCTTGATAATACTTCTACTTTCCAAGGCAAAGCTACTAATTCTTGTACGTGCAAATCATGTTTTGCAATTTGACGTTCGTATTTGAATATAATCTTATCTAAGAGATTAACCTGATTACTAGTGACATACTTTTTATTATTAGCTATAGTGTGTAGATTTTCTATAAACTTAAGGTCGCTTCGGCTTACACGCAATACACCGCTCCGCATAAAATATAATATGTCTTCCTTTGTTCTTAGTTCTGCCATCTTGTTAGTATAGCAAAACAGTATACAGAAAGCAAATTAATAGGCAAAAAAAGGGGACCTGAGTCCCCTAAAAATGCTTTACCAATTAGTACTTGGTGCGACTGAAATCACCTTCAAGTGGGTCGCTCATAGCAAAGTCACTTGGAATGTCTGCTTCGGTGACACTCTGAGTCAAACCCTTGCCTCCAAGTTGTCGCCAAACAAACATACGCTCTTGGTTCTCTTGTTGGATCCACTGATCCTTACGCAATTGTTCGTACATTGTAGGGAAGTCTGCGGCAAAGAGTTTCACATCATAGCTGTAACTAACATATTCGTTTTTGTGGTTGCCACCTCCACCACCAGATCCAGTGTTAATGATAGTGTCCTTAAAGTAACTACTGCCAAATCCATCATGCATGTATGGATCTTTCTTGTGCTTACTCATTGGTGGCTTGACTTTGATATTGATACGTGCTTGCCAGCCAGGATATCCAGTTGGCTTGCCCTTGTTGTAGTCGGCACGGGTATCAAAGTTTTGAACACCTTTACGAGGACCACTGTGACTGTTGCTTAGATTTTCTTTCCAGTAAACTTCAACAACAGACACATCAACATACTCATGGAAGGGAGCAGTTGCGCCTTTATTGCGACCCCAAAAATAGAAGTCATCTTTCGCACCGTTAGCCCAGAACCAATTCCAGTTGTCTTTAATAAACTGATTCAGTTCGGCAATACTCTTGACCTGTCCCATCTTAATGTGGAACTGTTCACGCTCGGCCTCCATCTTTTCAACCTTCTTTTCAGCACGACGGGCAGTTGCTAGTTTGCGCAGGTGAGTCTGGTACTTACCTTTGTCTTCAAAGATTTTACCGTCTGCGTCACTTTTGTATGCTTGAATAATACTCATTCTTCAACTCCAAACATTTTACGCATGTCATGTGCATAGCCGCCCAACTCGGGCATAAGATAACTGTCTTCGTCAAGTAATTTTGCACATTCCCGAACAATCAACTCGGCGAACTTTCGTGCCTTGACAACACTTTCGTGATCGGGTGTTCTAGCACCTGAAGGAAGTGTGTCCCATTGAATAAGGTCAGCTTGTTTTGCAAGTTCAAAAATTCGTTCGTTCATTTGTCAACTCCGTTTTATCAATCTATACATGTATTATATATCCAAAACGATTTATTGTCAACCAAAAAAAGTAGTACTAAAGTACTACTAATTTTTGTTAGTCTTTTAACGTATGCCAAGTTGCCATTCGTTCATTCTCAAACTTTTCATACTGATCTAGGATCACGCACGTAATGAAATAGATTACTGCTACAATATACCCGATAACGTACACCGTTTTAAAATTGCTTATGCTCTCTGCATCAGTATCACCAACAACCAACCCAGTCACACCTGCAATAAAAATTCCGATAGATGATGTAATCAGCCAAGCGAAAAGTCCCATCCAACGATTATCTTGGTACGTCTCCATATATTTTCTATGTAGGCTCATTGGGAGACTGAATAGTGTTTTGAAAAAACGCTTCATTAGCCAACCAATGAAATAGAAACCTGTTTTAACTTTCATTTGTAATCTTTCTTCAACATCCAAAACAACACTTCACCGTTGTCTAGTTTACACAAGTCACCGCTGTATTTCATGACAGGGCGAGTTGTTGGACTAGGATTTACCAACATGATTTTTACAGTACCTTTACCGCTACTTGGATGCACTTTACCAAATGATTTAACTCGGTAGATGTTGTTGTGAAACACAACAAAGTCATCAATATTAAGTTCACGGTCAATCAAGTCTGTTGGGTTTGTCATATCTTCCTTATCGAAGAGGACTTATTGACATTGCCTCTACGCACACTGCAGGGGTTAACCTTTCATGCAAGTTGCCTTAGCCAGTTCACGCCAGTTAGCGGAAATCTTAACCAAGTCTGCAATCTTGAGACACATACGCAAGGACACTTCACGCAATTTGTTGCAATTAGTGTCAATGAATGCCATGATTTCATCAGTTTGTTCCTGAGTAAAATCATATTCAGCAAACAAGCCACCATCAGCATCGCGGTGAACTTGCTTGATACGCAACATTTTGTCACGCTCAGTATCAACAGTCAGGTCCAGAAAGTGACAACGAGACTGCAACGCATCCAAGTGAGGTTGCATCTTAGAAGCCTTCTTGTTATCGAAAGTCTTGTTAGTAATGAAGATGATAGAGCCGTTGAAGTTGAAACTGTTAGGGATACCTTCTTCACGCAAGATACGTGAATCTTTGTTCCAAGAGATACGGCGAGTCTTACCTGAATCCAACGCACCTTTCAGTACGTTG